GAGTTATGCAAAGCAAAAAGATGACGAATATCAGTCATTTCCTGCTTAAGATATACAGGACGTACGTCCTGCCCGTCGAACCAATCGCTTCCACAACTCTCGCGGAACGGCCCAGTAATAAACGTCTTCTCTCGGTTTGTTCTAAAACCGATATCCTTAAGATATTCAATAACTCTTAAGGCAACGTTTTGACGCACGATAATGTCATCTCCATAAACGGAGAAGTCATACCACGAAGCCGGTTCTTCACCGGTCGCGGGTCGTGCTTCGTACTGTTTCGAAACCGCGTAACAAACGCTAGCAAAAATCAGCGTCTGAAGGGGGAAGCAGAAACCATTACCCATGCTACAGAACTTTTCGTAGTGATACGATTGGCCCTCATGCATGAACCTGGGCGCCCGAATCTCAGATAGAAATTCGAACCAATCAGGTGGGAGATAGTCGCGAACCACTTCAATAGCCAAGCTATCAGAAGCGGCAGCTAAATCTATCGTACAGTAAGGATTAAAACCTCCAGTCGACCCGCTCCTAGCTAGGAGCTGGTTTATCCTTTGGTCGTTTAAGTTGATGCCTACAGCGCGTAATCTCTTGCGCATATAAACATCAACCCCTTTCTGCACGAACCCGTTTAGTAACGGTTCGACCGCGATGGACCTATGGGTCTCAGCGGTCTTTGGGACGAAAGTAATATTATTACAGCTCACAAAGTTGACCTTGCGGCGAACGAGACCCCCAAAAAGGTCTTTGTCCAAGCATTTGATCGTACCCGGAAGGATACAGTCGCGTGCATGGGTGTTCAGCCAAAGGGCAGACAGTGCATATGGTAGGGCAGAAGGAGTACAGGACCAACGCTGCGCAAAAATCTTACGCATAGCGTTGGTTCTATTACCATGTACTCCAACTGAAGCGCCCTCAGTAAAGTCGCAATTGCTAAGTATAGCCGGTATGTTCGGGGATTCCCCTAGCACCCGTGCTATGTACTTACGAGCATCCACTTGCAGTTGCATGTGGGGGTTGATCCGCAAAGTGCGGCGTAACCGAGCTCGAAGATTTACCCGCTTACACCTCAATTCACTGCTAAAAAACTTCTTAGCAGCCACAGCCTCCGGGTTTAACCCAGGGACCATGTGTTGAGGGAATGGGTACTTCTTGATCAATGCGGCGATCTGCGCATCCGAGAAATAAAGCTCGGCCGAGTCATACATCTGTGGACTCGATAGCGCAGACCACTTGAGAAGATTACCATACTGTTGAGCGCGTACTGCGCCCAACAGACGGGTTCTCTCAGGTGTTTTACTATACTGTAACGCGTGCGTCAGAACGCCATTATACAGACGTTCCGGCGCGACCTGCAGGCTCGTATTGAGCCGTTGATGTCTACTTTTAGGCATATAGCCTCCTAGTGAATGTTAACAGGTTCCTGGCTTTGCATCCCTTCGAAAAGGGAAGTGCAAAGGACACAAGATCCGCCAATACCCTGCGTGAGGAAAAGGCACATTGCCAATCCCAGCGCAGCGGCTAGCTGTCGTTGCCACATAGTGTTGATCCTTCTAAGAAATGAACGTTCACAGAACCGACGACGTCGGTTTACTGGACGATTTTCAAATCTTGGAAAAAGGATTCAGCACTAGCGGTAGCAAAATAGCTAGCCAGGTCGGCGAGTATCAGGTCCATCTCCGATTCGGCCGTACCTACGCAAGTGGATATCGTCATGTCGACGATATTGTCACCCAGATAGGTCGTACCATTCGTAGCGCCACGCGTTAGTTTAAACCTAGCACGTGCCTTCCCAGCAAAGTCAGCAGTCGGTTTCGCCGCGATGCGGGTCAACTCGATTACGTCATTGTTTGACAAGGTGTGAGCGGGCCCGAGATAGCGCATGCTATCGGCGGTCCGAGGGACGTCATTATTATACGTCTTGGTATTTACAGTAAGGGACATATGTCTCTCCGTTTAGTTGCAGGGGAGCTATTTGGACGCCAATATCTGATGTCCAAGAGCTACCAGGTCAATTAGTCGCTTTTGCCCAATGTCACCCGAGAAGGGTGATGTTGTATGGGCTAGGCCAACTATAATTCCCGGTACCCTAGTTTTGGTTGATGAGCTGAATTGCTCGGTTGATTGACCATCACTTTCGATCACGCGCGGCATACCACTAGAGTGGATGCCGCCACGTGCCCACCATATTTTCCTGGTGGTTTCGTGGGTAACAGTCGTTGTGGTCCAAGAGCCTAAACGCCGAACCCCCGCAACAGGGGTTATAGCGCTAACAAAAGACCCAATGTTAGCGAACCAGTCGACAACGAACGAGTAGGGAATTGCTTCCCATACTGCTACGGGCACACGCTGAAGACCCAAACCAAATGTGTTCGGGCCAAGCGCAAGTTCGTACAGCACTCCGGCTTCCACTTCTACTTCCACGCGGGTTTCGGTGATGAAATCAAAATCACCGGACTTACCGTCGGAAGAAAAATGAAAGCTCTCTGACGCTGAACCTCGAGATGTTTGTCTCTTTGGCTCATTGTTGAGTGCAGTTCGTGCGACCGCATGAGCCGCGTCTTGTACATCTTTCACAAGAGGCCGCACACCATACCGGTATGACAACCAATTGTCTCTGAGGTACTCAGAGGTAGTTTTCGTGCGCCATTTACCATGGTCACGCCACTTATCTCTGCGTAC